TACTTTTTTTAAAATGGTTTCAACAAATTTTGTTATGGTGTATGATGCACTATAACTTCGTTATGTATCTGGCAGCGAGAGGTCAAGGTAAGACATACCTAACCGCCCTCTTCTGCTGTGTAAGATGTATTTTATTTCCTGGAACAAAAATCGTTGTTAGTTCTGGAACTCTGAAACAGGCTAACGAAGTCTTGCTCAAAATACAAGATGATTTTATGAAACAGTCTTCTATATTACGTTCCGAAATTGAGAAATGTAATATAGGTCAAAATGACGCTTCTATTTATTTCAAAAATGGTTCATGGATAAAAACAAGAACCAGTTCGGAAAATTCAAGATCAGCCAGAGCAAATTGCATAGTCGTGGATGAATTTCGTATGGTTGACGAAACTGTAATTAATACAGTATTACGAAAGTTCTTAACAAGTCCTAGGCAACCTAAATATCTAAGAAAGCCTGAATATGCACATTTACAAGAAAGAAATAAGGAAATCTATATGTCCAGCGCATATTTTAAAAGTTCATGGGCATACAAAAAAGCACAAAGTTATACGTTGAATTTCTTTGATGATACAAAGAAATATTTCATCTGTGGATTACCTTATCAAGTTTCAATAAGAGAAGGTTTGCTATCTCGTTCTCAGTTAGAGGACGAAATGAGTGAAGCTGACTATAATGAGCTTGTTCAGCAAATGGAAATGGAATGTTTGTGGTTTGGTGACACGGATGGTAGTTTATTCAAATTTGATGAACTTACAGCACGTAGACGATTACGAAAAGCATTTCCACCATTGAGTTTCTGTAATGATAAAATAACAATTCCAAAATTGACTGCTACTGGTAAAAGAATTTTATCCATTGACGTTGCTCTTATGAAATCTACTAAAAAGAAAAAGAATGATGCTTCGGCTATCTATATAAACGATTTAATTCAAGTAAACGACACAGCTTATCAATCAAATTTTGTTTATGGTGAAACTTTTGAAGGTTTGAAAACAGACGAATTAGGAATGATTGTTATGAAATATTTTTATGAATATCAATGTACAGATTTAGTTTTAGATACTAATGGTATCGGCTTGGGTGTGTACGATTTCATAACAAAGGATCAAATTTGTCAAGAAAATGGCAAAAGATATAAAGCCATGACATGTATAAATGATAAGGATATGGCTGAACGATGTAAGGTTCGTGATGCAAATAAAGTTGTTTGGTCTGTAAAGGCTAATGCTAATTTTAATAATGAAATATGTGTATTACTTAGAAATGGAATACAAAATGGAAAAATCAATTTTCTTATTCCTGAACAAGATGCTGATAGTTCATTAAAAGAAACTTATAAAGGATATTTTAAGATGTCTCCAACAGAACAAGCTAAATTGAAAATGTCATATATACAGACAACTTTTGCTGTTTATGAATTAATAAAATTAGATCATGAAGTCAAAAATGGAAATATTAAGGTAAAAGAGGTTGAAGGTATGCGTAAAGATAGATATTCTTCCATTGCCTATTCTTATTGGTGTGCTTGTCAGTTGGAACTTAAATTGAAACCTCAGACACAAAATACACAATCTTTAATTAATAAACTCCCTATCCGTCAACCATCACATTCATCATCATTCTCAAAGCGATTCTAATTAAATAAAAAAATTCACACATAAAAATTAAATAAAAAATCTCAAAGAAAAGGAGGTGTTTACTACATAAATGGCACGACCAAAAAAAGAGATGTCAGAAACATCTCCTAAAACAACTACTACCAAGCGACAACCTACGGCTGCTGAACGAAAGCAGTATATGGAAAAGCTTGAAGCACAGAAACAAAAATTTGCTGAAAGCAAACAGGCATTTAAACAAGTTCGTGATGTAACTAAGACAGTTCGACAGACAACTATTAGTTCTTATAGTAAAGATGATGTCATCAGATACTTACAGAATATAGACAGTTATGAATCTGAATTACGTGGATTGTCACGTTATCTTTTCTATCGTTCTCAGGTCTATTTCAGATTGATTATGTATAACGCTACAATGTTTGATCTGAATTCAAGATATGTCGTTCCTACATATAATCCCATTGAAGATAATGATAAAGAAGCAATCCTAAAAGATTATTATGAAACATTACAGGTCTTAGACAGGATGGATTTACAAAACAGTTTACTTCCTATGTTAATTAATAACTTCATCGAAGATGTTTATTATGGCTGTTGCTGGATAGACGAGACAGGTATTTTCATATTAAAAATACCACCTGAATATTGTAGGATTTCAGGAAAATATTTCACAGGTGATTTTTCATTCAGTGTGGATATGAGTAATTATAAAAAATTTGAAGATATTCTTGAATTCCTTGGAGAACCATTGAGTTCTATGTATAAGGCTTATGGTGGTGATAGTAAAAATAAATGGCAACCTATGCCAGATGAATATGCTTTGTGTACAAAGTCAAGAATGGAATCTTGGGAAACAATTGTGCCAATTTACAGTGGGCTATTCATCGACTTAATTGGGTTGCTTAATTTGGCTGATGTACAAGCTGTAGCAGATGAACAACAGATTTATAAATTGATTACTGCTACTATCCCAACATTATCGGGAGCAACTGATCCAGATGCATGGTCAGTTAATATTGATTTAGCTGTGGATTATTACAACAAGATGGTTGCAAGTTTACCTGATTATGTAGGTGCTGCAATTACCCCTATCCCACTTGACACTATTTCATTCTCTGATGACCAGTCTACTGACACAACAAAAGTTCAAAAAGCAACAAAGGAAGTTTTAAACACTTCTGGTGGAGCACAAATTTTGAACTCTTCTACTATCAGTGGGGCTGAGGCATTCCGTTCAGCAACTCGTGCTGATACAGAATTTGCAATTTCAGCATTACTTGGTCAGATTCAAGGTTGGACAAATCGTATGCTTGGTTATCAAGTTTCTAATCCTGCTAAAGTAAAATTCTTTGAAGTATCAGCATATACAAAAGATGCTTTTAAGGAATCATTGCAAAAAGATTTACAGTATGATGCAACAAAGATTTTTGCAATCAATGCACTTAATGGTATTAGTGAATTAGATACATTATCACTCGCATTCTTAGGTAATGACATTCTTGATTTACCAAATAGATTTAAGGTTCTTACTTCTGCTAATACAGTTTCAAATAACTCTGATGAAACAAAACCAGAGGTTTCTGATACACAGATTTCAGATGAAGGAAGTGAAACTCGTGACCAGAATAAGAACGATAATTAGGAGATAAAAGGATGAAACAGAATTTTATAAAAACTACAGATGTCTCTACTGCCGAGAAATTATCCTCTCTTGGTTTTCAGAGAATAGATATTACGAATGGTATTTATACTTTTTTGAATTCTGGAAAAATTCAGTTTTCAAATGATGATATAGATAAAAGAAAAATTCAGTATAGCAATATGCTGAGTATTTAGCACTCTCCTATCTGAGTGCTCATGAATAATTCAGAAAGGAGGAAATAATGCAAAAGAAATATTTTACAATTGAAGATTTAATTAGTTTCTGTAAGCATAAGAAAATGTATAATTTTTCTTCAAAAGAATCTGGCAAACCACTTTATGTACAGGCGGTTCAAGATTTTTCTTCTGCTAACATAGAAAAAGCCGAAGATAATAAATTATATGCTAAAGTGCGTGTTTGTCATACATTACTTAATCGTAATGGTAGTTACATATCTGAAGATTCTATGAAGGCTGCAATGCCAAGTCTAAAATATTCTCCTCTGCTTGCGAACATTCATCAATTGGATGATGGCTCTTGGGATTTCCACTCTCACGATTATCACATAGAAACAGATGAAGATGGTAATGAAATAACCGTATATGATGAAAAACAGGTTGGTACTTTTACAGCAGATGAACCTTATCTCGAATATGACAAAGATATGGATAAAACATATGTCGTTGCTCGTGTGGCAATTCCTGAATCATATACTCGTTGTGCAGACATCATTCGTGAAAAAAATGGAACAAAGGTGAGTTGTGAGCTGATTGTATACGAGTGTTCATACAATGCAAAAGAAAAGTATCTACAATTAGATGATTTTGAATTTGCAGGATGCACTTGCTTGGGAGCTGAGAAAGATGGAACACCTATTGGTGAGGGAATGCTTGGAAGCAAAATTACGCTCGAAGATTTCAGTGAAGAAAATAACAGTCTAATTAAATTTAATGAAAAAATGGTTGAATTACAAGCACGACTTGAAAAATTAGAGACTGCTTGTTTTGACAATAAAAATAATTCTAAGGAAGGAGGAAACAACGTCAATATGAATAAATTTGAAGAGTTATGTCAGAAGTATGGAAAGACAGTTGATGATATTACATTCGATTATGAAAATATGTCAGACGAAGAATTAGTTGAAGCATTTGCAAAAGCATTTGATGATACTGATACTACTGATGGCACTACAGATAATACTTCAACGGAAGATACTCCTTCTACAGACGAGGGTGTAGAACCAACTAATGATGAATCAACTGAATCTACTAAAGATGATAGCAAGGAGGATTCAACTACAGATGAATCAACTACTACTCCATCAGATGATGAAGTCAAGAAGAAAGTAGATAATTCTGTATCTAATAATACTGTCGAATATTCATTTGTGAAAGATGGAGAAATTAAAAAGTTTGCTGTATCTTTACAGGATAAAATCTATGCTATTCAGGATTTAGTAAACGCTACATATGCAGAGGCAGATAATACATATTATGGTGTCACTGTTTATGATGATTATGTAATCATGTGTGATTGGTGGTCAGGAAGATATTATAAGCAGACTTATGATTCTAAGGAAGACAACTATTCTCTTACTGGTGACAGAGTTGAAGTATATGTTGAGTTTGTTACTGCTGATGAGCAGAAAGAACTTGATGATATGCGTTCAAATTATGCTGAATTAAAAGCATTTAAGAAAACTGTAGAGAAGAATGAGCTTCATGAAAAGCGTGAAAAAATTCTTGCAGACGAGAGATACGAATCTATTTCTACAAAAGATAAAGAAGGAAATTTTGTAAATAAAGATTTTGCCGAACTTTATAAGAATATGGATAACTACTCTCTTGCTGAACTGGAAACACAGGTTAAGGTAATCCATTCTGATTTTATTGCAGAACATTCAACTTTTTCTGCATCGACAGAGGAGAAGAAATCAACTTCTAAGAAACAGTTCGCTAACCCATCTAAAGTTGTTAAATCAAGTAGATATGGAAAATTGTTTCAGAACAAATAAATAGAAAATTAAATAATCATTTTTTTGTTAGATCGCTTTTATAAAGCGGTCTTTTTTATTTTATCAAATTTAAGGAGGAAAAATAATGGCTTTACGTTATTCAATTGAACAGCATCATGTTTGCTTCCCTACTAAAGTCCTTTCTGAGCGTGTAGGTAGAACATTAAACATGGTAATTAAGACAGATACAGACAATGGTACTGTATGCGGAAAAGGTAAATATGTATCTTTTGATCAGTACGAGGTCGCTGATGCACCTACTACTTTTGAGGGGGAAATTCTTGAGCAGGCTGCTGATGGAAACTGGTATGTAGAAGTTAAGAAGATTGATCCTAATGCACCAGCAATTTTAATTTATGAAGTTCCTACTATTGCAGAAAATTATAATTCTAAGTTTACAGCTACTTCTAATTTTTTCAACGAAGCAAGTGCAAGTAGAACAAAGACTGTTAGAGGTTTTGTTCTCGGTGTAACAGATGTATATGAGCTTAGTGCAGATGCTTTTGATGGTACACCTGTTGCAGGTAAGAAGGTAACTATCGAAGCTGGTAGCCAGAAACACAAGGTTGGAGTCTAAGAAGGGAGGATAAAATATAATGAGTAGAATGAATTTTAGCACACATATAATGAATGTGTTTAATGATATGAATACATCTTATGATGAAATTAAGAACCTTATGTTTGATTTATATAAGGGAGAACTCGATGAAGGTATTTCTAAGAAGGATGCCGAGGATAAACTTCGTGAAATGTCTCTCAAAATCTTTGGTTTAACAAAGGATGCCAAGAAGAGAGAACGTATTCGTGCGTATGAAGAATTCGGTAGACAGTTCTTCAATGTTATCGAGGAGGTAACAGACTGGACAGTATCTACAGGTCTTAAAGAGAATGAGTGGTTTAATGAGCTTGTAAACTATAGAAATCTTAACGATGGTGATGAGAACTTATTCAAGAATGAGCATGAGGAAGTAATTCTTTCTGTAGCAAGAATGGGTAAGAGACACCATGATACAATGCTCCAGAGATTACCAGAAGGTGAGACATATTCTGTTGAAACTGATCTTTATGGTGCTGCTGTTGGTGCTGATATTGATAAGTACTTAATTGGACAGGAAGATTGGACAAAACTTATTGATGCTATTACAAAGGCATTTGTTGTTATGGTTCAGGATCTTATCTTCGCAGAAGTTCTTAATGCTCCTAAAAAGCTTCCTGTACAGACAGGCTTCGTTGAAACTGGTGCTTTAAATACACAGAACAGAGGCAAGTTCAATAAGGTACTTCAGAATGTATCTGTTGCAAATGACAACGCAGAAGTTGTAATTATGGGTACTATGGTAGGTCTTCAGGAACTTGAAAACCTTGTAAATGTAAACTGGATTGCCGCTTCTCAGAAGGAAGCCGTTGCATCTATGGGTAGACTTGGTAACTATGGTCGCTATCGTCTTGTTGAGATTCCTCAGAGATTCGCAAGAAATGATGTAACAAAGACTATGTATGATGATAATACACTTTGGATTTTCGCTTCTGGTGATAACAAGATGGTTGATATGGTCGATGTTGGTGAGACAATTATTGATGAAATTACCGACAGAGGTGAAGCTAATAGCAACATCGCAGACCTTATGAAGTACGAAGTACAGAGAGAGCTTGGTGTTGCTACTCGTCTTGGTCGTTACTTTGGTCAGTGGAAGATTTCTCAGGACTAATATAATACAACACTTATATAGGAGGGTATGAAAATACTCTCCTATTTTATATGGAAAGAAAGGAAATAAATATGGCTTATACAAAGAAAACTGTTACTAAGACAGAAGAAACAGTTGAAACAAAAGCAACTGAAAAACCAAAGAAAACTTTTACTGATTCTGACTTTATTTTATGTCGTTCAGTATGTTTTGGCGGTTTAAATATTACATGTCCATCTGGTAATACATATGAATTTAAGGATTATGGAAAGACTTGCGAAATTAACTACAGAGATTTAGTTACTTTGATTCGTAAGGGTTCTGACCATATTTTCTTGCCTAGATTCATTATTGAAGATGATGATTTGTTAGCTGATTTCCCTTCAGTTACAAAAGTATATGACAATATGTATACAGCAGAGGATTTATTAGAAATTTTAGATTTACCTAATAGCAGAATGAGAACGGAAATTGAAAAACTTCCTATCGGTGCAAAGGATGTACTTTGTCAGATGGTTGCAGGTGAAATCGCAAATGGACATCTTGATAGTATTTCAAAGGTAAGAACCTTAAGTGAGATTTTTGATTCTGATTTTGATTTGATTAGTAAGTTATTCGTTAAGTAAAGGAGGCTCACAATGACGCTTCCATATGAAACAATTTTTTCACGAACAAGAGGACGTATTTCAGATATAAAAGAACTTTCTCTTGACGAAAACGATCTTAATGAAACATGGACTGAACGCTTACACATGGTTGCAGGTGATGAACGAGTTATTAGAAAATTCGCTTCATTTAATATGGATGACGAAATCCAACAGATTGAATTTAAAATGCAATATCCTGTTAGCGATTTTGCAGATAAGGAATATGTTATAGGATTGTTCACTCTTGGGATGACAATTGAATGGTTAAAACCACAGGTTGACTCTGCAAAATTTACTGCTAGAGCTTTAGGAACAAAAGAAGAAAAAAACATGCAGAATCCATATAAAGATATGCAAAGTAGATTGGATACATTACAGCATGAATTTAGTAGAAAACTTGCAAGTCATGGATATATTAATAATTCATATGTGCGAGGTGAATAACTATGGAATATATATATGGTTCGTTCACTAAAAAGCAAATTAAAGAAGCTGCACATGCAATGCACAACGATGTTCATAAGTTATTACTTTATAAGGATAATCGAATAGAAGAAAAAATATTTGAGAATGATGAAGCTTTTCTTATATTTTTCCAGAATGTCATGTTTAAATTTAGTGGAACAAAGACTCTATTTAATAATAATGGAATTATGGTCACATTAATGGCTACTTTGCAAGCCGCTTATGACGAAGTTACATCCGATGAGTTTGATTACATGACGTTTCGTAGGGCTATTTTAGATAGTCACAATTATATTAAGCAGATGTTTGAAGGAGGTGTTGGTGATGCCAAGCTTACAGACAGCACGGCGAATCGCTAACGCCAAAACAAATAATGCGAAAACTTTAGGTCAAATTTATAAAGAAGAATCTGATTTTTTGATGGAAGAAACTTGGGATAATAGTATTACTTCCAAGATTTGTTACATTTATGACTTCTTCCACGATGACAAACCACGATTAGCTGAAGGTATGACATATGAGAATACAACTAAGACACGCATAGATGCAAAGTTTATTATCAAGTCCTATCAGTCAATGGATAAAGATCAAGTTGATTATTATGTTCAGTTTCGTCCTTCGCAGTCAATTCGATTTTCAGAAGATGATGAATTATATTATTTTGAAACCGATTATAAGACTACTTATGGCAATACATTCCCAATCGGATTATATTTAGATATTCCAGACGATAGAGGAGTTTATCATAAATGGTTGATTTGTCGAGAAGAAAGAGCAAATCAATTTCCAAAGTATCTCGTTCTTCCATGCGACTATGAATTATGTTGGATTGAGACAAATGGTAAAGATAGAATTAAGCGTAGAATGTGGTCTGTTTTAAGGATGCAATCGTCTTACACAATCGGGCAGTACACGGATCATGTGTTTACAAGAACAGATAATCAGAATAAAATCTGGCTACCGTTAAATAAACTTACAGAGAAATTCTGGTATACCAATAGTGAAGATACTACAATGAGAATTGTTGTAAGTGCTCCTACTGAACACCCTTTAATATGGGCTTGTACAAAAATTGAGAATATTCAGCCTATAGGCATTCAGAAACTTACAATCTATCAAACTGTTTGGTCTGACAATAGAGATTATATTGAGAAAGACGAAAATGGTAATATTATTGGTATGTGGGCTTCATATTTTGATTCAGAAATCGCCCCAACAGATCCATCTAATCCAACCACTCCCCCATCTTCTATAACAGCAAGAATTTCAGCATCCACTTCAACAATCAAAGTTGGCGGCTCTTATAAAAATCTCACAGTAAATCTATTCAACGATTCCAATGAAGATATTACAACTGAATATGCTGATGCAACTTTTACATGGACTTGCTCTATTGACGATGAAGATTGGACTGATAAAGTTACATGGCGAGCTGGTACAGAGTACAACCAAAAGAAAGTAAAGTTTCATAATGACACTTTTACTATCGGCAAAATACTGTCTGTTAAGTGCGAGATTATTAAGGATAACTTACCGATTGAATCTGAGATTTTGCCATTAGAATTAACTGAATAGGAGGTGTTTTATGGCAGAAAAATTAGTTACAAAGAATGATTTGTTAAATAAGCTTCGTGCATATAAGACTACTCCTGATGATGATGTAATTCTATACAAGCAAAAAATCAAAAATGCTTTGTTATCAAATCCATGTTTGTTATACGCTCTCAATGATAAAAAGTTAGAATCTGAATTGTTCGACAAAAATGGAAACATCAATTGGGAATGGAATGAAGATACCAAGCAATATGAACCTCTTGGTGAATGGGATAGATATTTTGGAAGTGATTCTCTTATTCGTCCATTTTTATTTATTCCAGATACACAGACAACAGTTAAATGTTATGTGTGTTATCAAGTAGGGTTTAGAGATACGGTTAGATATCAGTCAGGATTAAAAGAAACACAAGTTACTTTTACTATTTTTGCTCATGGAGATGACCGTATGGATAAATTGACTGGAATTCCAAGGCATGACCTTATTGCTTCCATTATAAGAGAACGATTCGCATGGTCTAATATATTTGGTATGCAGACATATCTTACACAGGATTATGAATCTACAGTTGATAACAATTATGTGGCTCGCACTCTTGTATTTGAACTTACGGACTTAAATAGTAAAGTTCGTACACCTTATTGTGGAAAACCATCTATTATGAATTACGGTATAAGGCGGTGATTGTTTGGATGTATTAGAAACATTGGATAGTCTTCAATCTGCCGCAGAAAAAGATGAAGCCAAAAAACAAGAAGTGAGTAAAAAGCCAGAATATCATTTCGACAAACTTAAAATGTATTTTGGTGAGGATTATACAATAAATGGTATAACTATTTCAATTCCAACCATAGGAGATATTTTAAATATTGGCGAATCAAAATTCTACCAAGCAATCTCTCCTTTTCTTAGTAATTCTACTTCTATTCGAGTTCTTCTTTATGATGTATTTAAAAAGGATTGGAACAAAACAAAAGATATTGAAGTGTTTTATATCTTATATCAATTGCTCGAAGATAAAGAGCCGTTAAAGCTACTATTCAAAGATTTTAGTTTTGATGGATTTGAACTAATTCAAGCAAGAAAAAATGTTGACGATCCAGAATACAATCATCTTGCGCTTTTAAATCAAGATAAAAATATGATTATTTATGATGATGAATATATGGAAATTGCTGAATTTATTCGAGCGATGATGAATGTTCATCCAAAGGTTGAAAAGGCAAAAGGTAAAACAACAAAACAATGGATTTTACAAGAAGATAGAATGAAAGCAGAACAGGATGATAAAAAGAAAGGCGCATCGACTCTTTTACCACTTGTTTCGAGTTGTATAAATCATCCTGGGTTTAAATATAAGTTGGAAGAATTAAAACAAGTGAATATATGTCAGTTTATGGATTCTGTAAACAGAATTCAAAAATACGAACAGGGAACGGCTGCTTTACACGGAATTTACGGTGGTATGGTGTCAGCCAAAGACATTCCTGAAGATTTAATCAATTTTATGGGCGATATTTAATCGCTCATTTTTATTGCATAAAAATAACAATTTTAAAGGAGGAAAATAATTATGGCATTTAAATTAGGTGACGTAATCGTAGATAGACTTCAGTTTGGTTACGGTGCAAAGTCTAATGGTACACCTCTGTATGCTTTAACACAGCTTACACAGGCAAATATTGATATTACGGCTGACTCAACAGATATCAATGATAAGGATGGAAACCTTGTATATCGTAAGTATACAGGTAAGAAAGGTGAGGTTACTGCAACTAACGCATTCCTTAACCTTGCTGTTGTAGAGACTATTTCTGCTACTGATGCTGAGATTGCAACCGCAGATAAGGGTATTGTTATGCCGATGATTCAGATCGTAAAAGCTGGCGAAACATTAGATGTTACGGGATTTGTTGAAGGTTCTATCCATGTAAATGCTCTTTCTACAAAGGGTTCTATGGGTAAGGACGAATTTAAGAAAGGATCTGCCGCTTCTGCTACTGAATATGCAATTAAGCACACCGAAGCTTCGGGTGAACCAGACAATACACCTGCGAGTGATGTATTAACACCGCCTATCGCAGATGGTGAAACTCAGTATATTGTCAAGTATAAGAAGACAATTAAGAGCGGAGCAAAGATTACTAATTCTGGTAAAAAGTTCCCAAAATCTCATGAGTTGTTCTTCAAGGCACTTGTAGTAGATAAGTGTGAAACTGATGTATTAAAAGCAGCTATCATTCATATCCCTTCATTTATGCCAAGTCCTGAATTCTCACTTGCATTACAGGGTGGTGATTCTCAGACGATGGATTATAAGGGTTCTATGATGCTAAATGCTTGCTCTACAGATGGAGAACTTTTCTCTATTTATTACATTGATGAGGAAGAGGACGATATCGAATTATAAGAACACGTAGGGCAGTTAAACTACTGCCCTATTCTTGCAAGGAGGAATAATGTCAAAGAAAGAATTGAGAACTTGTGTGCTTTGCGGTAAGACTTATTCATTTTGTCCAGTTTGTAATCCAGAAGATCGTTTGAAACCAACGTGGTATTTTTGTTGGTGTTCAGATAATTGCCATGAAATTGATGAAGTGACTTCTGCTTTTGAAGATGGACGCATGACAGATATTGAAGCAAAACCAAAATTAGAAAAATTAGATTTGAGCAGAAAAGAATACTTTGGCGAAAGTTATAAGAATTCTATTACCTCTATCATGAAGGCAAAAGCACAAGTTATTAAGAAAGAAAATAAAAAGACAGAGGTTAAATCTATCAAAAAGGATATTGTTACAAAAGTCGAAAATGAGGCTGAAAGTAATGTTGAATAGTGATTTTTAAATAAGGGATTATAACATATTACTATTCAATGTTGTAATCCCTATTTTTTTACGCTATTACGGATTGAAAGGAAAATATATGATAGAAACTAATCTACATAACGCACGAAACTATTCAGAGCATGAAGTGAATAGAATCTGCAATGTAAAACAGCAAATCTTTTATATGAGTTCTGGTGCATATCCTATCGACATTTATTCTAGCTATGATAATAAGAATGACAGGAAAATTATTGTGATGATATTTGATCGAAAAGACACTAAAGAATTATATCAAAGATGGAAAAATTATGATACGGAGGACTAAATACAATGGATTTATCATTTTTAACAAATTTTGCAATACCAATTATCGTTGGTATTTGTCTATGTATAGGTTATGTGTTAAAAAATATTGTAACAACAGATGCAGTTAATAAGTATATTCCTGCAATTATGGGTGCATTGGGTGTAATCCTTAATATATGGATGAATATGACCTTTACACCTGAAATACTGCTCGGTGGTCTTGTCTCTGGTCTTGCTTCTACAGGTTTATATGAAGCTTTTAAGAATTTTTTGAAGAAGTAAGAAGGGATGGTACATATGAGTGGGTTCTATAGAAAAACTTGCACAAATTGATTATTTATTAGTCATTCTTGGGTTTTTTGCCATCTTATTTGCTGCTAAGGAAATTCTTGAAATATTCGGTTATTTTAAAAAGAAATTCCGATTAAAGACAGGCATTGACGAAGATAGAGAAACTGTTGAAACTCGTATTAAAACGCTTGAAAAACATGATAATTGGCAGTACCAAGAAATTCAAAAAATATCCAGAGGCATTGATGATATTAAAGATAATCTCATAAAGAAAGAAATTAAAGATAAAGAAAAAACAGTTGCTACTCTTCGAGGACAGTTGTACGAATTACATGAAAAATTTGTAACCAAAGGGTATATTGATAAATCAGGGTTAAAAACATTTATTGAACTTGGAAAGATCTATGAAGCTGCTGGAGGCGATGATATTTATCACGACAAATTATATCCTGAAGTTATGGCTTTGCCAATTAAAAATATTAATTTTTTATAATATCACATATTTTGTAAACTTTGCTTAACATATATTTATGTATGATA